GGGGGCAAAGTGGGAATGGGGGGTCACCTGGCGGGGGAGGAGCTGGCGGTAGTATTGTCATTATTCAAGCTGCATCATATGCTGCAGATACATTATTCGCCGTAACGATAGCCGGAGGGGGAAAGCGCACATACCAAGGACATTCGTCAACTGTTCAACTCAGTGGGAGTAGCACCATCTGGACTGCGGTGGGAGGAAACCCCGGGGAAAGCTGTTTGTATAATTATGACTCCGACAGCTGCTGTAGCCACTATACTACCGGAGGAGTCGGGTCGGGGGGTGGAGGAAGTGGTGGGGATGCGGATGATAATGGAAGCTCAGGTACGAATACAACTATTTATTATAATCCAAATAGTGAAACAATTCCAACAACCTCATCATACTATTTTGGGGGTGGAGGTGCTGGTGGTCAAATTGATGGTTCTAACTTGCAAATTTTAGGAGGTTTGGGCGGGGGTCAAGGGGGTTGGGCAACCTCAACGTCGAACAACATCAAGGGTAATAAAGGTGAAGCATATACCGGTCCAAACGGTATATCTTATGCGGCGGGTGCTTACTTTGAATCAGGTTATCCATCAACAGGAGGGGGCGGAGCAGGAGGGTCTGGAAATACTGGAGAAGGTCTTTATGACGGTTGGGTGGGAGGAACTGGAGTAGTGATATGTACCTATCAGGTAGCTTAAACCATAATAAAAATATTAAATATACTTTTATTATGTTTATTAAACACTTATTAATCACTTATCAGTCGATGTAACTTATCAGTCGTTAATACTTATCGCGACGGGAAATAGGGTCTGTATTTGTCCGCAATCACCATACCGCATGTAAAACACTTAATTGGAATAATCATTTTTGTATTACACCTTTTAACATTTCAAACGCCGATTTTCACGGCATAAAAAATAATTAAAAAAATGTAAAATCAACAGGCGTGCTTATCTTTACGAGATTGTTTCTTAACGCCGATTGTCTTACTTAATCCTGTCTTTTGTAAAAGTATAATACATAAATTAAAAAGTGTAATAAAATTTATGTATTTGTTAAAAAATTAATTAAATGTTGGTGCCTGTCTATAACGATACCTCGGTAATACAGTTTGGGGTGGGAGGGGTGATGTTCCAATAGGACTCGGTGGAAAATAGGGTCTATAATAGTGATTATCATATTTAGAATTTGCATCATAAAACGTAACCCCACGCCCCGGATTATAAGGATAATTATAATGTGTTGTTTGCGTGAACCCGGCGGGAACAGGAGTTTGGGATGGATTAATATTTAAAAATACCATGTTAGCATAACTCTTCTTCACTGCGTTCGGATTTTGATTACAATTGACTAAATAATTATGCCAATAATACTTTATTTTTCCTATACTTGGCGCCGTGCCCATTTTCATGGGACCCGAAGCTGTATTGTTGTCTATGTGATTCACATATGATTGAATATTACGGACTTTTCTTGAACGACCTGCCATATACAGACATGAGAATTTAAAATTTGTCAAACAATACTTAAAACTATGTGAAAATAATATATATGTATGCCATTATAATATACATAGTTTGTGTAATATTATGTATGCGCTATTTCTAATACAATACTACTTTACAAACAAGTTAGTTACTGCTTAAAAATAATGTACCTTAAAAATATCATATACTATTTATATATGCCTATTTATACTGACCCAAGCAATAACATCAAGTACGCGTATAGTAGTATGGGTCTACTCGATGAAATCGAACCCGAAACTGGCTATTATTTTCAAAAATTTAACAAATGGCACTGGGACTTATTCAAGAACCGGTCGCAACACATCGTGAGGTAGACTAATTACCGCAATAACATTTAATTAAGTATTCGAATTTTACTTCATTAAATAAAATAATAGCTTTCTCGGAGAATTGAACTCCGGACCTTCACATTACAAGTGTGATGCTCTACCGCTAAGCTAAGAAAGCAATGAAGGGCAAAAGAAATAACTCACAAGCGCGTTTATTTATTTGTGTCAAATAATAAAATACACAATATATGTAAAACTCATTCGGGAAGTCACCTAATGATTTGGTTGCGTCAAATCAACGAATGCTGTTTATTATAACGAGCCCCTCAAATATAATTGATGAATTGTCTTTAAGCCATTTTAAAGAATATATATTTATACTTTATAATATTTTCGCTAATCCGGCAATTTGTTCGGGGGTAAGCTTTTCCGGAAATTCTACATGAAATACAATAATTAGATTTCCTTTATGGTTATTCCTTTCCAATCCCATATTGGGTATCATTTTATTATAGTTTGCTGGAATAATGTTACCACTATTATTATTTATGGTATATGATTTACCATTTATATATTTTATATCAAACGAAAACCCACACAGAGCATCCTTCAAGCTAATCGTTTTTTCCATAATTAAATCTAGTCCAGACCGCTTAAATGCCGTCAAATTGACAACCTGTATAAATAATTTCAAGTCGCCCTTGCAATTCTCGCTTTTAATGTTGCCCTTATCGCGCAAAATAATTATTTCATTATCGTCGATTCCCTTGGGGATGTCTACATAAATAGTTTCCTTTTCAAACATTTTAGTACCATTTTCTAATATCCACCGTTCTATCTCTACGGGAATCGTTGAATCACCCATAATTTGGTCAATATTAATAGAAACGTTCTTAATAATTGGCGGAGGTTTTTGTAATCTTGCTTGTAAATTCATCGCATCTGCTCCATGAAATACCTGAACACCAGGAAACATACCACCCATATTACCCATATGCATATTACCCATCGGATGACCACCCATCGGATGACCCCCACCAAAAAGCATACTAAATATATCATCTACTGGCATCTCGAAGCCTCCTCTTCCCATTCCTCCTCCCATTGTCCCCATTTGCGCGAATGGATTTCTACGCGACATGTTATATTGAGCACGCTTCGATTCGTCGCTCAGAGTTTCATAAGCGGAACTTATTTTTTGAAACTGAGATACCGCATCAGGACTATCTTTATTCTTATCCGGATGCCATTTCATCGAGAGAGCTCTATATGCTTTTTTAATTTCATCACTAGTAGCGGATTCACTTACACCTAATGTATCATATAAATTTTCAGCCATTTAATAATATGAATCAAGATATACTTAAATAAATTTTTACGTATTATAATTAATGGAATCTACTAATAGATTATTAATTCAAAAATATCAACCAGTTTTATTAGTTGATTATGAAATGGACCCAAATCAATTAGAATTAATTAATACGTTTATTAAAATGGATAACATAAACTTATTACTAAATGGCGACGTGGCATCGGGTAAAACTACTTTATTGAAAACAATTATAGCTGAATATTACGCCGGATATTCATATAGTGATTATAAAAACAACATTTTATATATTAATAATTTGAAAGACCAAGGAATCAGTTATTATCGCGCCGATGTTAAAACATTTTGCCAGACAAATTCATTGATAAAAACTAAAAAAAAAATTGTAGTGCTCGATGATATTGACCTAATTAATGAACAAAGTCAGCAGGTATTTAGGCATTTTATCGATAATTTTTCCAACCGTGTACATTTTATTTCATCTTGTATAAACATTCAAAAAGTATCTGAAAATGTGCAATCCCGCATTAATGTTATTAATTTACAGCCAATAGAGTTACATCACTTAAAAAGAGTCGCCGACAAAATTATCAAAAATGAAAACATTCATATTAATCAAGATGCGTATGATTTTATTATAAACATGTCAAATAAAAACATCAAAAATCTTATTAATTATTTTGAAAAGATAACCTTACTGCATAATGAAGAAATTAACTTGGACATTGTACATAAATTGTGTTTTACTATAAGTTTAAGTACGTTTGATAAATATACTACCATGCTTATTAATAAGCAAACCGATGAAGCAGTTTCATTAATGTACTCTATATATGACCAAGGATATTCAGTAATAGACATTCTTGATAATTATTTTACTTTTATAAAACAAACACATCTATTGTCAGAAGAACAAAAATATAAAATTATTCCCTATATTTGTAAATACATAGAAATATTTTATAATGTTCATGAAGATATAATTGAACTTGCATTATTTACATCCAATTTAATAAATGCGTTATAATTTCTGCGTATTATTGTTATAAATGTGTTTTATAAAAATAATGTTTACTAATTATATAAAATGACAAGTCAAATTTTTAAATGTCCAGTACCGCCAAATATATTATTGGATTTTTTAGAATCAATATGTATTAAAAAGGAAAAATATTACGTATTGGATAAAAGTGCGTTTAAAAAGGCTTCCTTTAAAAATATATTACCTGCGTTTTATGAAACTCTTACAGATTATTATTATTTGTCAAAGCGCAAATATTTAGAAAATACAAATAATTATAATAGTTTGTGCACAATAATTAGACAAATATGTAAATTTAACACCATATCATGTGTATCTAACATCAAATATAGTAATTCAACGTATGAAATTATTTATTTCATTTATTATTAATATTTATCATCTTTTTCTCCTCGTTCCACTTAATTTGCTATTGCGGCGCTTTGTTTTTATACTTACCGATTTTTTATTACTTTTAATATATTTGTCGGGTTCTTCTTCTTCTTCGACATCATTAATATATTCATTTTTTACATTTTCCAGTTGATTATCATTATCATTATTATTCATGTATACATAAACGCCTAGACCTGTCGCAGCTAAGATAGATGATACTAAAACCCCAATATTCAAATTATTCATATGATATATACATGGCTATTTATCGCGTGAATCAAACATATTTATAATGCTCAATGTTTAACGTTATTGTATAATAAAATATCATCCTTAAATAAGTTTGCCAGTCGGTTTCGGGTTTTATTATTAAAACTACCTCTTGCTTTTACAGATATATTTAGTGGTTTATATTTATTTTCATCATATTTATAACCAAAACAATCTAATAATTCCGGTAGTTGGTCTATCGTAATAATTATATCGACGTTTGTTGTCCAAAAAGTTAATGTTGAATATGGTCTAAACCCTAATATTTCATCATCAGTCATTTTAGCAATTAAATTATTTAAAGTAATACTTGCATCATTATATACATACTCTAAATGTTTGGGCCAGTCATTTCGTGGTGCGGGATGACCTAATCTGTAATTTAATAAACTTTGAAACCTATCAATCGGGTCTCTAATTACAGTAAAATTAATGCCTTCATTTTTTATAGCTTGGTGATGTCCTTTTTTTGATATGTTTAAATCCTTCAAAATTTTAGATACATACGAACCACCACATTTGGGTGTGTGTATAAAGATTAATTTACCATCTGGGTTTTCATCCATTATTTTTTGCCAGAGTACACGTTTATTCATTATATAAATACATATAATAAATAAAATAAATACAATAAATGTGTATTACTTATCTTCCAGGATACTTTTCTTTAATCAGGTTATCACCCAAAAAATTCGGTTTCAATCCATATACTCCATTATATAATGGGGTTCTCCAAAATCCAACCCACGGCGCCCTATTTTTTAACGATTCAATTACTCCTTGTTGGCAATCAGGTGCGTTTGATAGTAATAAATAGTTACCAATAATGGTATCCGACTCAATAACCTGTTTCTGTGACATGCGAGCAAACCATTGATAGTGCACCCGATTCAGGATGTCCGCAGAAGGGATTAATATTCCATATGTACCTGGGTATATTTTTAAGTAATGGTTACTCATTAAATCGTCTATTTTAATCGGCATTTCATCTACAGATTTTATACCTATTTTAGCTCCATCTATTTTATTTATTTGGCGATTTTTTATTCGCGCTTCACACCATCTATCAAATGACCCCAGAAATTTTGATTCCGCCGTATAATCGGTTGATATTGTGCGCTGAATAAAATCTATTAATTGACCAACCATACTGGTTTCTTTCGGCGCACCACAAAATGATATGCTAGGATAAAAATCATAGTTCGTAGACGTCACATTTTTGTCATTTGTTTCACATAAAAACAGCTTTGTTCCCCTTGTTCCTTCATTATATAATCCAATAAGGTCTTTCACACAAACAAATGATATGGGACATAATAATCCTCCATATTTATGTATTAATTTCATTAGTCCAAGAGTTCTCATGTTATCTGAAATAGGGTTTGAAATACGAGACATATCAATCTTCCAATTGGGTAATAATTTGTCAAATGAATTGTCGTCTATAATACAAATCTTGAATGAATCGCTACACTGATTTATTATACTTTTTACAGTTAAATACAAATATGGCTGATTTAAATCAAAGGAACTACGCGAACCAAAACTTTGCCAGTTTCGCGCATTATACTCATACGGAATATGAATCCATAATATGGGTTTTTTTTCATTATCTAAATTGTCGTCAGCCAATAAGTATTTCTGAATCATATTATCGTTAAATTGATTGTCTTCATTATTACATTTTGACTCAAATTTTTTGTACAAGAATCCCACCCCTATTAATATTACAAATAAAATTAATAATGTCGACCACGATTTCATATATTATAGAATTATATTTTATTTCATAAAAACGCCACAGAAAAACATATACAAAAACATACAGTGTCTTCTGAGCAACAACTTTTAGAATATTTTAACTCTAAATTACCTGTGCAGCAATCTAGACATGCGCAACAAAAATGTTTATCATGCGATGTGTATGATGATTCACCTGATGGAGTACTATGATAAAACCACCATTGTGAAATTCTTTCGCAGCATGACAGCGGAGGATTATCTTCTACTTTTTCACTTATTAAACGAAACCCTAAATCGTTATTTTCAGCAGTATGCGTATCCCTAAGATAACTATTAAATTCATCCATTTATACTGTTATATAACATCATCATATATATTTATTATATATTTATATATAATATATTTATCTATGTTGACCTTGCTACAATTTTCGTAGGATTATTTTTTAAGGTGGTTTGAAGATGAACACTACATCGTTGAAAAAATTTATGTAACTCAATTGGGTCCGACCCAGTTACTGAATCGTCGGGTATAAATGTTTTATTGGTTTTTTTATAACATAGCAATACCGGAATTCCATTCACCATTTTTTTACTCTTTAAAAATGAATAAAAATCAAACGATTGGTCAACATCTATATCAGCACATACTACCTCAGGTGGCGATGTCGCGAAAAACGCGTGCACTACATGTTTTATTTGTTTACATGGACCACACCATTCTGCTCCTAATTTAATTACTATTAAACCTGGATTGTTAGCCAATAAATGAAAAAATGCCTCCCTATTCACAATTTCACTAATTACTTTCTTTGACATACGTTTATTGTTTATTATAAATTATTAATATTAACGATTTATAATACTTTGGAATTTATTGCCTAAATTACTCAACTAATGTCTGTAATTTGATTCGGGATAAGGATTCGAATAATGCCCCATGCCTTCAAGTCCGCTATTGAATACACTAAAATATTCAGAATGAATCGGTACTTGAATTTGTCCATAATAAAGCATCGTGACCCAATCTTCGGGCGCAGTATAATAATCTGGAATGTGGTTAGATAATCTGCGAATATGACTCGGTTTTGACCACCAAAAATTCCCTGAATAATGAATACCGGTATGATTGCATCCATACGTCCAATATCGGTCTTGTGACACAATTGAAATTGCGGTTTCCCATTTTTCAATATTCCAATACATTAACAAATGTAACCAATCCATAACAAAGGATTCTTTGTCTGTTCCAAGATGACGAATACCTTTGGTATGAACATAAAAATAATATGTATTTTCGGAATCAATATCACACTGAGATTTAATATGTAATAAAGTGGGTCTTTCGTATTCTTCAGAGCGCCCTCTATATATGATCTTTATTTTGGGGTCGGCAAATCGTTCATCGTCGATAAAAATACCATCATCGCTAATAACTGATACTCTCAATTCAGTAATGTTAGCATACAGCTCACTGGATTTTATTTTTGTCATGATTACATCATAAATTGTTTTCCAGCCATCTTTTTGGCAAATGTGGATGTATCCAATAATTACATTCATATAATACACTGCCGCTAAAATATTCTACATGTTTACACCCATAAAGATTCAAAATAGGACAATATTTAGCTAAATATAATAAATTGGCAAACCTACTTAAAGAAACATTAATCCTTCTCCACCATAATCTCTTTGGAAATACGCTTGATGATTTTGTTTTCATTGCACAAATCATTACTACCAATGCCGCCCATGGCTTCAATAACCATTGTATTATACTGCGTTGAGATTTTCGAGGCGCACGTGTTATAATCCGGATACTTTGATTTGAATTCGCTAATAAGTTTCGCATTTTTATGTGCTATGTGCTTAATTGCCTTACGAAGCTTGGGTTTTGACTCTTCTTCCTTATCCCATTTATTATCGTCTTTCACATATATCACTTCTCTTTTTTGGTCGGTGCAATGCACAGGTCTTTCGGTAATATCCATGCTTTGTAAGTTCTTTATGATGATATTAGACATGCCATTTACAAAGCCTATTTCTCCCATTCTCTCCAGGTCATTCAATTGTAGCTTTAAAGAATCCACAAAATCCATAATATTCATTGCGTTTTTGCAGGTTTCATTCAGAAAGAAATTCAGGTTAAATGTTTTATTATGACTGTTTGTATGGGTGGTATTATTTGTGCCATTCTTAATGACTTCCAACATCATTTGTTGGGTAGATTTATGTTCTTCCAGCATCATGTGTTTTAATTCGCTATTTTCTTTGATGAGTAACATAACTAATTCTTTATCAACCACGAAATTATTGATTACTTCTGTATTTGGTGTACATGTTTTTTTATGTTTCCATAATCCAGATTTTGTTAAATATTGTTTTCCACACTTGCATTCAAAATTTTGGCATTTTTCGGCAGTTTGAGTTCCACACGATGCCTTTAAGTGTTTAGGTGTCGCTAAATGTGCTGCGAGATTGCTTTTTTTGTAGCATACAAAGTTACATAAGTTACATGCATATTTTTTGGCAGTTTGGGCATTTCCATCCGTTTCCTTTAAAGGTTTAGATAATAACTTTGCCCGAAAGTTTCTTTTCTTACAGCATAAAAAGCTGCAAACATTACCTTCGCAATCTTCAGCATTTTTTTGCTGGTTTTTTGTTTCCAATAGTTCCATAATAGGAACACCTAAAAAATTCTCTAAATACTTTTCTCAAAAAATACAAAAATTTTATCGTCACAAACTGGAAATTATTTTTTTGGCATCCACATGCTAAAATTCAATTATGCAGTAAACGTTTGTGTTTTCCCAAGTTTATTTTGGAAAATCGAAAATTGGACATTTTTTTTGTCCATTTTTCACTTTCCCAAAAAAGTCTTGGAAAAAAAAATACGCGAAAATATATAATAAATGGATTTGCCTACTTAAAGAAAAACCTAGTGTTTAGCATTATTTAGTTATTTTGTTAAAATAATAAGGTATAAACTGAGATACATTTTATACTTTTAAATATAAGATGTATGTGTGCGATATATGTGCAAAATGCCCATCAAGTCATTCCTTTGATATATTAAAAGAAGATGCCAATCAGGTCATATATTATAGCTGTCCGGCAAAATCAACCAAACCACATGACCATGATGGAATACTCGAACATTATAAAGGTATGCTTTTGGATAAGCAAAACAAAAAATGGACATGGATTATTGACGGCACTGATTTTGATATTAAACAAGTGGATATTAAAATTAATTTAACATTAACAAAATTATTAGAAACTCATATTCATACATTGGATTCAATCCTCTTTATTAATTCTACAAGACAAATCAAGATGGCATTAAGTATGGCATGTCCGCTTTTAAGTAAAGAATTGAGAGACCGTATCAAGTTTGAGTAACCAATACATCATCCACATCGCCATCGTCGTCGTCATCGTCGTCGTCATCGTCGTCGTGATCGTCGTCGACAATACTGTTATTATCATCATCATACAATATAAATTGTGCAAAAAAAGCATCTGTTATACACCAAATTTCGTAAATCAATTCAAACATAATTATAAAACATGCATATATTTTATTTGAGTTGATTTGATTGTATAAATTTTTCTAAATCATTAATATCGATGTGCGGCATTTTTACATGTGACTCCCAAAAATATCTACAATATGCCCACACAAATTCACAATCTGAATCATACCATTCTGGATGTTCTGTTAGCAAGGTCTCATATAGTTTCTTAGGCAAAAATGGTAGCGATTGCTTCGGCAATACATAGCACAACTGTACCAACTCTGATACCGGTGATGGCGGCTTATCTCGAATAAATTCAGTTTCAAAGAAAGGTATATAATCCAGCAAGTCATTTAATAGTGGCGGATAATGATAATTATAACACCATCTCCAGTCTGCACATCCCGATGTATAATATTTCATCGTCCATTCCAGACCCTGTAAATAATTTACACAAATCTGCTGTTTTCGGCTATCATCAATATCTACATCAAACAAGGATTGGTAATATCTATTTTCCCATTTGGGTCTAAATACATTAATAAACTTCTCGGCGGACCTATCAAATGTGGGAATAGATTCGAATTTCTGCCACTTATCTTCCATAGTAACATTTCTTGGCTGTATTAGTTCCCGTTTATTACGTTTTTTGGTTTCTATGATAAGATTGGAGATTTCAGAGTCTGCCAAAAAACGAACCATGTTTTGTACATTTCTCCAATATATTACCTTTCCATCTGTCAAGTTTTCATCCGTGTTGCCCACTGTTGCTTTATACGCATTTATCATTTTGTCAACACCACCCGTTCTGATATTAATAGATGGAAAATGCGGCATAAAATCGTTTCCCAAGAAAAAACAAATAAAGATATAATCATAAATACGATTCTTCTGCTGTTGCGTCGTTAATTCTATTCCATTATTCATATCGAGTGTAATAATTTTCGCCAATTCAGGTATGTCAATTAAATATGATTCATTCGGTTCTAATTCACTACTAATCGATTTGATAAAATGCGGCGTTTCACGAAATAAATAAATATTATTACACACCGGTAGATGATTGATGGAAAGCATAATAAGGTCAGCATCTAGACCATATATAATTGTGTTTTGACCCATATTATGCTGTTGGGGGAAATCGCGAATGTATTGGAATATTTTGTGCTCGCCTTCGCCGGGTTTATCACTTGGCGACAAAATAATATTTGCTACATTATACTTGGCTGGATTCTTATATTTATTTCTTACATAATCATTTAGTTTCCTCATAAATTCAGTACCGGGCGTAATGGCAGATGTATTCCAAGCGGAAACTTTTGTGCCCTTGAAAATTGCTTGAGATATGTTATTCTGATATGTTGATTTATATCTACGAGACCGCTGTTGCTCTAACTTGGCAACCGGTGCGACACCATCAAATGCTATAAATACATTGTTAGTCGGTTTTATTTGCAGTATATATTCGTCAATTTTAACACATACAGTCCGAACTATAACATCTACGTCAGATTCAGTGAGAGACTCAAAATCAATACTATGAACACAATCATAAATAATAGAATTACAATCTAAATAAAAATTGTCAACCTTTAAGTGTGATTCTATTATTTTTTTTATTAATTGAGTGTGATTTTTTACTATATATGAAAAATAACTTGGGATACCCATATATATTATATTGCATTATGTGTTTAATACAATATAATTCAATAATAATCATACAAATTAGTATTGTAATTTTAATGTTGTATTATTATACTATTATAGTAAATGCCAAAGAAAAATGTTTTAATTGGACATTTAGACAAAAATACAATTGACATTTTTAAGAATAAAATCGTCTTTTTTCAGGACCTTATTCAAAACACATTACTACAAGTTGAGAGAAATAAATTAGTAGATATAATAGGTATAAGTCATATTAATTCATGTGTAGACTCGTTAAAGGTTCTAAGCAATAAAATATGTCACATAAATCAGTTGCTTTTAAAAAATAATAAAGATGTTATACTTAGCGAATTACAAACCTTAAATAATGACTTTGCGTTGTTGATTAAGACCAGTGGAACGTTACATCTTGATGAGTTATTAAAAGTTTGCTTAGGTGAAAATAAAATAACAATAAGTTCTCCACAGGACGTAGCAAAGTTAGTTCTATTGAAAAAATATTTTCATCCACTTGGATATAGTGTGTTAAATAATAATGATATAGACTCGAAGCCATTAAGTTGCCATGATATTGATATGCACACAGAGGAGTTTCATTCTAAAATACATGGAATGCAAATACATGTTTATAGTGCTGTTTTAAAAAAGACATTGGTTATACATGGAATAATTGATAATATATTGGTTGACATATTGAATGATGAATATATAAACACACGCCATGCAGACCTTTTAGCGTGTCTTATAAGTCCGCCGACACATAATAGTAACGTTATTACTAATTTTGTTGGCGCGTTAACCCTTAAAGATTACTTGATTACAAACACAGCAAATGACCTACATAATAGATTATGTGGCTATGAAAACAAATATGTTTTAATTAAAAAAGCACATATGAGCGTAACCGTAAAAGAGTTTATAAAAGATAATTTGTATAATAAGTATTATACTCTATTAGTTTTATTAGTACATTCTCATATTAAAGAAAATATGTATTTTGCGTATTTATTATATGACCTTATTTCGAATGATATAAATGGTTCGGTTGATACGAATGAACAGATTCTTTTATTTGACAATTTCCCTTGGGGAATTAAAAAACATTTCAATGAAGCCATGAAAAAAACGGTTCAGTATACGACCGAATTGTCAAAAGGTGACCTACACAAAATTCCCATTGAACAGCAAATATGTTTGTTAAATGTCAGTGATATTGTTAAAGAAAAAGCCATGATGAAATTAAAAGAAGTAAAGGCTAAAAATGAGGATTCAGGAACAAAGGCACGACAATATCTTGATGGGCTGCTAAAAATACCATTTACTATATTACGACAAGAGCCAATATTGGAGCAAATGAATCATATTAGACATGATATACAAAATATATATAATGTACATAAATTACCGGCATTGCATAACAAGCCGTCCTTAAACACAATCGAAATATATCAATGCATCGAACATTTGAAATCGTTAAATAACACATCATTAGAAGATAGTTATAATAAATTAAAACAAGTATTAGTCAATGGAAACAAGCTCTTATTGATTAAAAATATAAACATTATTAACAATATTTTATTAAAACATCATTCAGAAATCCACATTACTTATAAAACGTCCGATAATAAACCCGCATTAGTTAATAAAATATCATCCCTGTTTGAACAGATGCTGAATAAACCATTTATGGACGAACTTAGCGCATGTTTTCAAAGCGTAGTATCCAATCCAGGTGTATCAAATACTATCTCTAATGAGACAAAATTAGTGGAAGATAAATTGCAGACGATTTGCGAATATATGAAGGGAGTAAGGAAAACCTTGGATTCCGTTGTTCATGGTCATACTAACGCAAAAAAACAACTCGAACGCATTATTGGACAGTGGATTAATGGTAATGGACAAGAATCCCACGTAATCGGGTTTGAAGGAAATCCGGGAGTAGGAAAAACAACGCTCGCAAAAGGTCTTGCGAATTGTCTAAAAGATGAACATGGTAATTCGCGTCCCTTTTCTTTAATTGCGATAGGCGGTGATTCAAACGCATCTAGTTTAGTGGGTCACTCTTATACCTACGTGGGAAGTACCTGGGGACAAATAGTCCAAATACTTATGGATACTAAGTGCATGAATCCGATTATATTAATTGATGAAGTAGATAAGGTTTCAAAAACGGACCATGGTAAAGAAATTATAGGTGTGTTGACACATTTGTTGGACCCGTCTCAAAATAAAAGTTTCCAAGATAAGTATTTTTCAGGTATTGATTTAGACATATCGCGGGTTTTATTTGTTCTCTCCTATAATGACCCACATTCAATAGATAAAATTTTACTTGACCGAGTAAACCGAATAAAGTTTGAAAGTTTATCCGTAGAAGATAAAATTATGATTAGTAATAAACATTTATTACCTGAATTATATACAAAAATTGGGTTAGACGGTGCGATTCATTTTCCAGATGCGGTTCTAAAATTTATTATTGAAGAGTATACATTAGAGCCCGGTGTGCGTAAATTGAAGGAAAAATTGTTTGAAATTGTAGGAGAAATTAATCTTAATATTCTCAATGGCAAATTAAACGACGCAAAACTACCCATACAAATTACAATCGACGACGTTAAACAGAAATACTTTAAGGAAGCGAGAGAAGTTAAAATTCAAAAGATTCATACTAAGAGCGAGGTTGGCGTAATAAACGCACTTTGGGCGAATGAATTGTTACAAGGAGGCGTGTTGCCACTTCAAGTTAGTTTTATTCCGTCAAATAAGTTTTTAGATTTGACTTTAACAGGCTCTCTAGGAGATGTTATGAGAGAGTCTATAAGTGTAAGTTTAACAAACGCATGGAACTTAACAAGTTACGAAAAACAACAAGAAATAATGGTTAAATATAACAATCCTGCTACAAATAATGTGTTTGGACTACATATTCATTGTCCCGATATTAGCACCAAAAAAGATGGTCCGTCCGCCACGACCGCGTTTACTGTTATTATTTATAGTTTGTTTAATAATATAAAAATTAAAAACAATTTTGGCATAACAGGTGAAACCAGTTTTAACTATTGTTTAACTGAAATTGGGGGGCTACGAGAGAAAATAATTCACTCTATACCAGCGGGGGTAACTGAATTTATATATCCTGTTGAAAATCAGCGTGACTTTAACAAAATTATGGACAAATACAAAGATTATGACCTAATTAAAGGAATTAAATTTCACCCTGTAAGTACTATTCATGAAGTATTTGATTTAATTTTAGAGAAGTAGTTAAAAAGAATTGAGATTTGCACGCAGCCATCGTCTAAATTCTTTGATAGCTAATTGACGCTGGAATGACTCGTTTAATAAGTTCATATTTCCTGACGTATTATATACTCTTATAAACTGCCGAATCGTTAGAGCTAAGTCGACCTGATTATAAATTAAAATTTTATTATAATTAAATAGTGTTTTATTATTTTTTTTGTTTACATAATTATGAAAAATATATATATTATTTATCAACTTTTGTTTGCTGTTAATAACGTCTTCATTTATTTTTGATAAAAATAACGTAGCATCGGTTGAACATGTCGGACATGGCAGATTTTTACAAATCGTCTTAATAATTCTGAATAATCCTTTATACACATTGACATCTAAACCATCTTTAATTTTGGATGTTATCGTATGAAAAAACATCCATATTGGAGGTCCCCAAACTTCCGGTGGTGCCATATATTATACCTATTTATAATATTAAAGATAATTTAACATATTAATATTATTATGAATTCTACAAACATAGATGGCGCCAACAACGCTTTTTATACTGAATTATATAAATTGTTAGATAATGATAGCGATGTTGAAAGCGACGATAAATGTTTAATTAGTGATGAAATACTCGTAGACAAGTTTGTTAAGCTACCATGTGGTCATTCTTTTAATTATATTCCGCTATATTATGATATTAAAAATCATAAAACAAAATTTAATCAAATGGAAGCATCTTCAGGCAAATTACACGCGCATGAAATACGGTGTCCATATTGTAGAAACATACACGCCACACTGTTACCGTATTACGAAGATTTGGGATTAAAAAAAATATATGGTGTAAATTGTTTGGAACCAACGCATAATACTGTTGACCCTACTAAAGTATGTTCTTTTGTTGAGGACGCAGCGAATCCTGTAATTTGTGGTTTTTATGGCTTTAAAGTAAATTGCTTTGATAAAAAAAATTATTGCTACTACCACAATAAGATTGTTAACAACACGCACTTAATAAAGAACAAGGAAGAAAAGCAAAAGGTAAAGGATGAAAAGCAAAAGCTCAAGGAAGAAAAGCAGAAGGCTAAGGAAGAAAAACAAAAGATAAAGGAAGAAAAACAAAAGGCTAAGGAAGAAAAACAAAAGGCTAAGGAAGCAAAACAGAAGCTTAAAGAAGCTAATACATCGTTACATGAAGATGTACAAAACACTATAGTAACTCCCATGATAATTGGTGAAGCAATACTCGGTGGATGTGCTGCTACATTAAAGACAGGTGCTCGTAAAGGGCAGGCTTGCAACAAGCGAGTTCACCAAGACACAATGTGTAAACTTCACTATTGTATTTATGTAAAATAGATAATATGGAATAAAACAATATAAATTCTATTTATTAATAAAAGAAATGGAAACTAAACAGGAACTCATAACCCATATAAAGGATTGGATTCAAATAGATAATGACATTTTAGACTTGAAAAATAAAATAAAGGTGCAAAATAATAAAAAGAAACTTTTATCGCAAAATCTGTTAACCATAATGAAAACTAATAAAATTGATTGCTTTGATATAAATGGCGGTTCGATTGTTTATAAACAAAATAAAGTTAAAAAACCAATAAACGGAAAAACATTATTGGCTGCGTTGAAAAGTTATTACAAGGATGAGGCACAAACTGCTGAAAACATCACGAAACATATCTTAGATAACCGAGAAGAACAAATAAAAGAAACGATTAAACGCAAAATCGACAAATAAATGATAAATGAATAAATATAATAAGTAGTTAAATAGTTATTATTATATTTAAGTAAATGGAATCAATAACCGAAAACGACAATGAAAACTATGAGCCAGTTGAGTCAAATTACTATGGTTATCATGCGATAAATAGTTTACCGTTTAACCTTGACAATCTATTGGATAGCGAACAAACATATAAAGTTAATGTTTGTGCATACGAGGTCAATAATCAACATAAATATCCTTTTTTAAAATATTTATTATATAAAAATAAAAAAAGCAAAAAATGTTCTTTTCCACCTTTTTTTATTACAGGCGACAAGAACGAAGATATTGTTTTAAGAGCGTCTAATCTGGCAACAAAATTGTTGGATAATGTCGCCCAAACATCCGACGCCGTTGTGTTTAACGGTTTTAAAGTATTAAATAATAATATATACATCTTTTTCGACTGCACCCAATGTAAAATTAAACAATCTGAATTATTATGGAATACTAATAATATATGGTTTGCACTTGTTGATGAAATTGTTAATACTAAATCTGTATGTAATATTTTAATAGATGAGTGTGTAACGCATTTGTTTGTGCAAAACCCAGATTTATGTTATTTGCAAAACCGGCAAAATGAAAATTATGTATTGCCTATTGTGGCTTATGTCGCAAGAGATGACCCTAAATTACATTTTACGTTTGTGTTTGGGGTTTCTAAATCCTTGAATACCAGCATATTAGGTGCGTATTATTATTTTACAAATTATAAAAATGCTTTTCATCCAAATTCAACGATGATTGTAAATCATGTTGGCGAAACAAATTCACCTACACATAATGTATCCCAAACTCTTTTCGCCAGAGGTATAATTCGATTTGCGTTATTTATAGAGAAAACAAAAATAATACAAAATTCACCTAATGACCCTATCGATAATTCTGAAATTAAAAAACAGAAATCACAAGATGAACTGACGGATATTAATTATGAAACACTAGTAAATCGTATATCAGACCACAACGGCAAATGGGCGGATGATTATGATAGCGCTTACATTGGTAATATATTGTTAGATGATGGCAATTATATAAAAGATACTCCTATTACAGTTATTCGCGATTATGACCAGCAAGTACCTTTAAGCTATCATTATATAACCAATTTATCCCAAGATACGATTCGTAATGATGTTGTTTATGATATCATGTAAACTAATTCAAGTATTATATTACACCGACCGAAAAGAAAAATAAGACAAATTTTCTATAAAAAAATAAAAAATTTATCAATTTTTCTTTTTGGTGATGTAAAAGCACCCTTAAAGGGCGTTATACTATTTGACGACTACAACCTATTATGATTGTAGTGGTTAGTATATTTTATTGAAATTTGTATTCTCGTTTATACTTTTCAGGTCTTTCACCTGTTTCTATATAACTTTTGAATACCTTTTGAATATTATTACAACCATTCTTATCACGATTGATACATCCTTTCCTATTGTTTTCCATTTGATATGTTAGGATTGAATGTATCTTTCGTTCTTTATTTTTATTATCTGGTAGATATAAATTTTTACATGGTTCTTCAGTTATATAATTTAAACACGATGTTCTAAATTCATCTATATTAAACACTTGAAATCGTGTTTTTAATTTTCTTTTTATTGCTAAATTTGGAGTTGATATAAAATTCCTCATTTGTTTCCCAATACTCCAATCGCCTATTATGATTTTTATATCTTTTCCATATTTGCTTTCTATTT